AATTACCAATAGGTGATAACTTAGACCTAACAGGTTCAGGTATTGTTGGTGCTGGTAACATTACAGCAACTGGACTGACTATTGGCGGTATTAGTTATAATCCATTCAGCGGTAGTTGGAACGATCTAGCAGACAAACCAACTGTAGCTACAACAACGACAGACTTACCAGAAGGTACTAATCAATACTTTACAAATGAAAGAGTAGATGATCGTGTTAATGCAATACTTAGAGAAGGAACTGGTATTGATATTGTTTATGACGATCTGCAAGGAACAATAACTATTACAAACACAGGCGGCGGAAGTGGCGGCGGTGGCGGTGGTGGTCTTGTAACTGACCTTACAGGATTAGCAACGAGTAATATTTTAAAATGGAATGCTAACGCTGGACAAGGTAACACAGGTGCTTGGGTAAACAGTTTTATAAACTATAGTGAAGTTGTTGGTACTCCTGCTTTATCTGCGGTGGCAACAAGTGGTAGTTACAATAACTTATCAGACAAACCTAACCTAGTTACAGATATAAGTGATTTATCAGATGTAGATACACAAGGTACTCCTCCAAGTCCAGGACAAGTTTTAAAATGGAATGGACTACAATGGGCACCTGCAAATGATGCAACTTCAGGTGGTGGCGGATTAAATGCTGATACACTTGATGGATTTGATAGTCCATACTTCTTAGATTACAATAATTTAAATAATAAACCAACTTTGTTTGACAGTGAATTTAGTTCGCTGGTAGGTTTGCCTACAACACTTTCAGGTTACGGTATAACAGATGCAATTAGCACAAGTGCAAGTTATACACAAAACGGTTCTATTGCAATTAATAATGATAATGGTTTAACAGTTGGAACAAACAGTAATATAAAAATAAGAGTTGACAACGCAGGAATAATTGAAAACACAGTTAACGAACAAGATTTAGATATCAAAGTTAAACCAATCACAGGTGTTGAAACTGCAATTAAAATTGATACTGGTACAAAACGTGTTGGTATATTTACAACAACTCCTTCACATAAATTGACAGTGGCTGGAGATGTTAGTGCTACGTCATTTGTAGGAAGTGGTGCAAATTTAACAGGTTTAACTTTAAGCCAAGTGTTAGCAGGAGGATCAGAAGTAAGTGATAGTGTAAGTTTTGGTAATGTTACACCTTATGCTACAGGAACATATAATTTAGGTGCAAGTAACAATGTATATTCTAATGCATATGCAACTAACTTCCACGGAGGTGGTGCAAACATTACAGGTGTACAATACTCAAACTTAACAGGCGCACCAACATTAGCAACTGTTGCAACAACAGGTGCTTACAGTGATATTACAGGCACACCTACTAATATTAGTACATTTACAAACGATAGTGGTTACTTACAAAACTTATCCACAACAAGTATTACTACTCTACAAGATGTTAGTATAAACAGTCCACAAGAAGGACAAACTATAAAATATGTTGGCGGTATATGGACAAATGCTACAGGCGGAGATAGTGTAGGAAACTTTACATTTAGTTCAAGCATAATTGACACTGACGATAGTTCACAAATAGTAATGACACCAGGTGTTAGAATGAGCAGTGATCTTGCAGTAGACGGCAATATAACTGCACAAAGAGTAACAGCTGATAGTTTTGAAAGTTCAGGAATTGGTGTTCCATCGATAGACAGTAATAGTTCAATCGAACTTAGAGCTACTGATCAAGTTAAAATTACACAAAGTCCACTAAGACTTGCAAGTTATACTACAACAGAAAGAGATAATCTAACACCAGGCAATGCAGATATGATCTATAACACTACAACTAACAAGTTCCAAGGTTATGCCAATGGTGCTTGGGTTGACTTACACTAGGAGTAGGTATGAGTGAAAAAGAATATATTGTAACACTTAACAAAGGTGTTGATTACGCACAATTCAATCAAGAAATGATTTCATCAACTGGCGCAGGAGACATTCCGAATAGAACAGTTGATGTAGCAGACGCAAGACAAAAATCTACAAGAAACACACACTATGCCTTAACTGATGCTGAAGCAGAATCACTAAGAAAAGATTCAAGAGTTACAGATGTACAACTACGTCCAGATATGAGAGATGACATTGAAATAGGATTAACAGCAACACAGGTTAGAGACTTTTCTAAATCAACAGCAGAAAGTGGTAATAGAACTGATTGGGGTAAAATAAGACATTCTTTTTTAGAAAATGTTTATGGCACTGCTGATAGTTTACCAAGTTATTCAAGACCATATTCAATGGACGGTACAGGTGTTGATATTGTAATTCAAGATAGTGGACTACAAGTTGACCATCCAGAATTCAATGATGCAAACGGCAATAGCAGAGTACAATTAATAGATTGGTATAGTGCATCAGGTATCACAGGATCACAAAGTGCAAATCATTATGGAGATACAGACGGACACGGAACACACTGCGGTGGAACAGCAACAGGATTAAACTTTGGTTGGGCTTCTAACGCAAGAGTTTATAGTGTAAAGGTAGGTGGACTAGAAGGTCCAGGTGATACTGGTGGTATAAGTATTAGCTCTTGTTATGATGTTATTAAGGCATGGCATCAAAATAAACCTGTAGATCCTAACACAGGATTTAAACGTCCAACGATTGTAAATTCAAGTTGGGGTTATAGCACAAGCATAGGTTCGGGAATAACAAGTATAGTATATAGAGGCACAACTTATGGCCCTGGAAACGATCCTAGTTTCAATAGTAATCCTAATTCCCATATGAGAGATACTTACGGATTTTATCCGTATTATAGAAGTGGTTTCTATAGATTTCCTGTCAGAGTAGCAAGTGTAGATGCTGATGTAGAAGATTGTATAGATGCAGGTGTACATGTTTGTATCGCGGCTGGCAATAATAGTTTCAAAATAGATACTTCAGTAGGACCTGGACTTGATTATAACAATGTAGTTTTTTACGGATCTGGATCTAGTCAGTATTATCATAGAGGAAGTTCTCCTTTTGACGAAGGAGCATTGATGGTAGGTAACATGGATTCGACTCCACAGAGTGCTACAGTAGAAAGAAAAGTTAGCTCTAGCTCGACTGGTCCTGGTGTTAATATATTTGCCGCAGGCACAGATATTTTAAGTTGTTTTAGTACAACAAACGCTTACAATGACTCTCCATATTGGAATAACGGTTCATTCAGGCAAGGAACAATAGGAGGTACATCTATGGCATCTCCACAAGTTTGTGGTGTTGGTGCTTTATATCTACAAGCTGATCCAAGTTTGACGCCTGCACAATTACAGGATAAATTACAAAAAGATGCAAAAGCAGTTTTGAAAGACGAAAGTAATCCTACTAATTACGGAGATACAACAGACATCTGTGGTGGCAATAATAGAATGTTGTTTAACAGATATAATAACGCTACGCCGTTTTCAAGCAATATTGCAGGACTTAAAAAGCGATAAATATATTTAGGAGACATAGATGGCTATACAAACTATTAATATTGGAACTATTGCAAACGACGGTACAGGTGATGATTTACGTGAAGCGTTTGTAAAAGTAAACAATAACTTTACAGAACTTTCAAATAGAAATCCAGAAGCAACTACAGGTGCAAACTTAGGCAGTGCAGGATTTGGTGTATTTGCACAATTAGATGGCAGTGAACTACAATTTAAAAAGATTGTAGGAGGTAATGCTGTTACTCTAACTGATAGTGCAAACGCAATTACAATTAACAGTACAGCAACAGGTCTTCCTAGTTTGCAAGTTTTTGCAGACAACAATAATATTACATTAGATGCAAACGGCAATCAATTAACACTTGCTGGTGGCGGAACAACAACCACTAATTTAAGTGGAACTACACTTACAATTTCTAGTGTAACATCAGTACAAACAGATAATGATCCTAAACTTACAGCAACATTAAACGCACAAACAAATAATATAATCAATGTTGGTAATATGACAGGACTTGTGCATGGCATTGATATTAGAAGTTTTGATGGTGTACAAGAATTTATGACAGTTGATATGGGATCAGCTGTGCCTTTAGCATTTACAAGCACACTAGAATACATAGCACATAACTTAATGATTGATTTTGATGATGGTAACAGTAACTTCTCAGAATCAGCAACACCTACAGCAGACATGGGAACCCTTCCTGTAGCATAAATATGTATATAGGAGTTTTTAAATGGCATTATGGACTGTTACCCCAGGGCACAATCTAGGTACATACCAAGAAAGTATAACACAAACTATTCCATTACCTGTTGTTCCAGGTTGTACACTATCAGTAATTAGTGGAGCATTACCAGGTGGATTAAGAATCAGCGGCGATAATTTACTAGGTACGCCATTTGAAGTCAAATTTCTTAGAACATTTACATTTGTAATTAGAGCCTTAAAAGACAATGTCAAAGAAGATATGACATTGAAAATTAAAATAGAAGGATCAGATGAGCCTACTTGGATCACTCCTGAAGGACCATTAGGACTAGGTCCTAACAATAAGTTTTACATTTTAGATAGTAGTCCAGTTGATTTCCAACTGCAACTAATAGATCCTGACTTACCTGCAGGAGATAATATTGAATATTATATTGCTGATAATGACGGGGAACTTCCGCCAGGTATAGAATTAGGTAGAACAACAGGAAAACTAACAGGTATTGTTGAACCAATACTTGCTTTAGAAAAACGTGCATCAAGTGGATTCTTTGATAGTAATGTTTACGGAACTTGGCCTTTTGACTTTGGTGTAAAAAGTTCAAACGGTTTTGAAAGTTATTATTTTGATACAACTTTCTACGACTATAATGTTCCTACACAGAGTCCTAAAAAGTTAAACAGATATTATGAATTTACTGTAAGTGCAAGCGATGGCATAACTATCGCAAAACGTAAGTTTCAAATTTATCTTGTAGGAGATGATTTCCTAAGAACAGACAATACAATAATGCAAATTGGTACTGGACTGTTCACTGCTGATAATACGTATTTGCGAGCTCCAGTATGGTTAACACCAAGTGACTTAGGATATCGTCGTGCAAATAACTATGTAACTTTATTCCTTGATGTATATGATCCTACAAGTAACCAAGGTATAATTAGTTTTACAGTAAAAGATTCAAATGCTGATGGAAGTGTAAGTGCATTACCTCCAGGAATGAGCATCGATAGTATCACTGGTGAGATAGCAGGACGTATTCCTTATCAACCTGCTGTTACAACAGAATACACATTTACAATTGAAGCATTAAGACAATTAGGTTCAAGTGCTACTACAGAAACAGAAATATTTACAAATAACATAGGTGTTGGACAATCATGGAGTGGCGCAGAGAATATTGCTTTTACAGATTTTGCTGATGAATTATTTAACGGCTTAGGTGCTACAGGTTGGATAGTGTTCAACGAAACGCCTGTAACATTTGCTGACTCAGGAGACAACAAAGCATATAAAGCAATTGATATTGTAGATAAAGTTGTATGGACAGTTGAAAATGGAAGAGTAACTTCAACAAGTAATAATAAAGGATTAACTAAGATTGAAGTAGGAGACTTTGATTTCCTAAGAGGTACGTTCCAAGGAACTATTGCAGATGTAGGATTCAAAACTTATGATCCATTTGGTAATGTTGTAGCAAACAAAGCTGTTACAATGAGCTTTTACAATTATGATAAAAGACGCACATCATTTGTAAATCCAACTGTTGCTAAGGACAAACAATTTTCAGTTAAACTATTAGGTGAAATTGAAAGTGCTATAACATGGAACACTCCATCTGCTTTAGGTAATCTTAGAGCTAATTTTGTAAGTACATTGAATGTAAGTGCAACGAGTAATGTTCCTAATGCTGTTGTTCTTTACACATTAGATTCAGGTAGATTGCCTCCAGGTTTATCATTAGCTATTGACGGACAATTACAAGGTAAGGTAAATCAGTTTGGTGAGCCAAACAAGCCTGGACTTACAACTATTGATAAATCTACAACAGAAACAACATTTGATGGTGGTAATACTACTATTGATAGAAGTTATACATTTACAGTAAAAGCACAAGACCAATTCCAATTTAGTGCTACAACAAGAACATTTACTATTACAACTACAGATCCAGAAGATACTCTATATAGTAGTATATCTATGGTTCCTATGTTAAAGAAAACACAAAGAGATACTTATAGAAACTTTATATCAGATCCTACTATCTTTACACCAGCAAGTATATATAGACCAAATGATGAATCTTTTGGATTACAACCACAAGTAAAAATGTTAGCCTATGCAGGTATTGAAACAAAAACAATTGGAGAGTTTGTTTCCGCAGTTGCAAAAAATCACAAACGTAAAAAATATAAGATAGGTGAAGTTAAAAAAGCAATAGCAAAAAATCCTGGAAGTAATGATACAGTTTACGAAGTAATATATTTAGATGTTATAGATCCTAGTGAACCAGATAGTTCAAGAGGTAGAACAAATAAAAGTTTTACAGCACAAACAAAAAATGATGTTACTGTAGACAGTATACAATATGCTGTAACTGATGATAACACTGGAGTAGGTACAGGTGAAGGATTTTTTGATTTAGTTCTACGAGGTGGAGCCGCAAATAGTCCAGCTTCAACAGGTACACTTTCAATATTTACTAGATTAGGTCCTGTGTCATTTGCTACTGGCGGAAGTATTGTAATTGCACTACAAGACGGAACTATTATTTCAGGTCAAAGTATAGATGACAGTATTAGCTCAGATCCGTTGAGATTACGTCCTTTAACAAATACAATTAAAATAGATAGCGATGCTATCAAAATAAGTGACAGTAAAGATCAAACAAGATATATCAGTAATATTACTAATATGAGAGATAGAATTAGAGCTGTAGGAAGAAATTTAAGAGAATTTTACCCACTTTGGATGCGTACATCGCAGACAGTTGGGCAAGCAGAATTAGGGTTTAAGTTGGCTATTCCACTATGTTATTGTAAGCCAGGAGAAGCTGATAGCATAATACTTAACATTAAAAATAGCAATTTTAACTTTAAACAACTAGATGTTGAGATTGAAAGATACAATATCGACAGTGTAGATGGTAACAGTAATGAGCAATATGTGCCGTTCGCAAATTACCAGTTCAACGTATAAAGCTGATAAATAATAGCAACGAGAGGATAAATTATGGCAAGTAATATTAGTGATACAGGAATTAACGAACAATTTCCTATAGCAGGTCAAGATAATGATTCGCAAGGATTTCGTGATAATTTCACAACAATTAAAAATAACTTTGTAGCGGCGAAAGCAGAAATAACATCACTACAAGGAACAACAGCACAAGGTGTAACATATACATCTGCAAATGGTGGTACTAACAACTTCTTAGGAAGTACTATTACTAATGCAAACTTACAAAACACTACTGAAACTGGATATATTGCAGGCGCAACAATTAACACTAGCCAAAACGTAAACCTCGACAATGGCGCTTATCAAGAATTCACAGTAGGTGCAGATATCACATTGACAATGTCTAACTGGTCAAGCGAGTTAGGAAGAACAGGTAAAGTAAGAATACATATTAAGAGTGATCTTGGTGCAGGAAGTGCAGTCAATAGAACTGTTACATTTGCAAGTAATGCAGGTGGCGGAACTCTTAAAAGACACGCTAACTGGCCATCAAGCGATACAACTGCAACAATTGGTGCACCTGGCGTAGGTGAAGAATCAAAGTATTATGCTTTTGAATTTACAAGTTACGATAGTGGTGCTACTGTTTGGGCAGAATACTTAGGTATTTTCCAATAATATGTTTTCACCATTTCAAGAAGACACTTCTGGAATGTCAGTATCCGAGCTACATGATAAAGTAGCAGATCTAACTAAAAAGTATTTCAGCACAAATAATCCTCAAGTAAAAGAACAAATCAGCACTTTTATTGAATACTACAAACAAGAAGCTATTGTAAAAGAAGCAAAAGAAAAACTAGAGCAAGAAAAAAATCAACAAAATGGCGATTTAGATCTTGACAAATTGATTAATATCAGTTAAAATACAAGTATGCTAATGAAAACAGACAAGCTAGGAATCCCGAGATTTTCGAATCGTGATCTAGTTGATATGATCTACAGCGGTCATATTGACAAATGTCACGTAGT